GACCCGTATTACGGGGTAACTACCCCCACCACCGCCAAAGGCGGAACTTGACCTAAATCCAGGCCAAATCGGGCCCACGATCCACAATGTGGGTCCATCCGGTACGGATTTCCCTCAGGAAGCCTCTACGCGGCTCAATGCCGTAAGTAGGTCTCCCAAGGTAGATGCCGTTGTCAGCTCGTCCGCGCAATTTGCTCAGACGCGGGCACTCTAGGATGCGATCCCATAATGGGACCAATTCCTGATCATGCCCATCGCCCGAGTTCATCAAAGTCGCCAAAAGTACCCCAAAGGTTCTCTTATCGAGTTCCTCCGGTTGCATGACGACCGCACGAACGATCTCTCCCTCCCAAGTCGGATTTTTGGTATCAAGTTTCTTCTTCCCCAGCTCTTTCGAACCAGAGAGGATTCCACTATCGCCTAACGACCACGGTACTCGACATGTCCAAGGATCTGGAACCATGTCTTTCAGGCTTAGCCATATTGACTTCAAACGTGCATCACATCCAATGTGACCCAACCGTCTATAAGACCAACGTCGTAAGTTGTTGATCGAAACGACAATGATGGGAACGTTCGGAGCCTCAGGGTCTTGCCTAAGGAAGAACGGGCGGACATTCCTACCGAGGAAGTAGTCCGCTCCGCAACTTTCAAAAAAGCTACCTGCCAAGCAGCTCTTTCGGGTGTTAACCTTGAACCCGGAATAGTCCAAGGCGTCGATCAGGTCTTCACACACAGACTGCGGCACGATCATATCGTCGCCATAGACTGCTGTTACGCACCTGTCCTCGCGTCTCGTGAAAGTGTTTACGAAGGCCAAGTATACGGCCGACTGCAACGGAAAAGTAAACCCGTTGCCCATAGAGCAGAATTTCTCCAGCTCAACACTGTCACCGCTCGGCATCTCCGTAAAACGGCAGCTTGCTAAACTAAGCAAGTGAAACCATTCAAGAGGGAGACAACGCAAGAGGAAACCCCAAGCCATCAGATCACTAGCCTGTGAAAGGTCCACAGTGGCAAGCCGCCACTCGAAGGCCATCTCAGCCAGCGCCTGGTTCCAGGCCTGAGTTCGCAGATCGACGCCGAATTTCTGCAACCTTTGACGGAGTACATTACCGATATGCAACTGTAACATCATGTTCACAGTTGGCTCAGTACAGGCCCCGCGTTCAGTATCGCTGTCTTTCGGCACACTAAAGAACGTGTTCCCCTTAACCGGCACAGCCTTGGGCCGGTAGTCCGAGATCGTCTCTCCGACGATCGCTTCATAAAAGGGTAATAGGTCCTTTGTTACGGTTGGTTTGTAGTCGAATTTATCACTCGACACCATCCCAAACCCCCTAACTCCAATGCTGGCACCCTTTCCGTTACGGATTCGGATTTCCCGAGTAACATCCGCAACAGGGCCCAGGATACGACGGAGTTCCCTTTCAAACCGATGCCACCACGAAGGAGGGCACCAATTATCTGAGAGAAATTTCTCATTCGTTTCCTTGCATCTTAGTTCAGCGGTATAAAACCGCCGAATTGCCTCGTCCTTCAGCGCTGTTTCATCACTCCCGGGTAGGTTCCTACTTTTTCTAAGGAGGTTCGATGCCAAGTAATCATCGGCGAAATTGCCGATGTCATGGTAATCGTTGTACCTCAGAGTAAGATCCTTTAACTGCCGCCACTCCCCCTCACGGATGAGGAGCGAGACGGTCAGACTGCGGGGTGTGTTGAGCGCTTGACAGATCGAGTGAGTCAGCGTTTTCTCGAACCCTAACGGGTTGTCGATCGGGTTCTCTATCACAGATGAACTCATGGCGTAGCTCCGGGAAAGCCGTGGGCAAAAGCAGCTCGACCTCTTTACAGAGACCGAGCAACACCAGCGCACCAAACAACAAGAGGTATCTCATTATTTAGATAGCTTAGACAGATGCTGCTTAAAGCATCGGGTCAAGATCAGACGTATAGGCCTTAACCACCGCCAATGCCACCAGGTTGTTATACATGGTGATAAAGCGGAGGCGTTCGGCTGCCGTCATCCCCACGGGGAGGATCAGATCCGTGTTTGCTCGTGCCACGTCCCGGACACTGACAACAGAGTCCTGGGTGACTTCGAACGGGTGTGCGAACCTTATTGCACCGCGGTTGGTGAGTCGCTTGCCACTGGAGAGATCCAGCCCAAGCGTAATGCTCATGTTACCGGCCTGCGTGACGCTCTCGCGGTTAACGAACAGGATGTTCGCGCCGTTATTGCGTACTGCGGGATAGAACGTATGGTTCGTGGGTGTGTTGTCGGGAACGACAATGTTGGCCAAAGTTGCCATTTATGAGGTAACCTCATGGGTCAGTCGGTAAAATGCCGACAGTCATCTGCGGAGAAATTTCCGCCGGAGCCCATATAGGATCTCCATTGACGAAACCAACTTCCCGAGGGAGTTAAGATCCGCCTCTGGTAATCTTACCGAGGGCAATTGTGCTATAGGGATACTCGTGATAACGTCCCGCTGGATAGAGCGACTTACGTAAGTCGGATTCGATTCCAGATTCAGGTCGGATTTCACCCCCTTCGCCGTTGCGAATTTCCGGGTCGTCAGCGTACCCCGCACCCAATCAACGTCATTCATGGCGTCAATAGAGGAGAGATAAGAGCCGAAATCCCAGAACCAGTCAACCATGAAAGATAATGTAGTCCCAGCCCATAAAGCTTCAAGCGGATTTCCCGCCGTCCACACAGGGTTATAGGGCTTTATCTTCACATAGACAACTGCGCGCTTCGACGTCGTCGTAGACCACTCGTACGTAAAGTGACCAAACGCCGCCGTTCCGCTACGCGATCCCGGTACCGTGACAACAAGTCGACGTACCACCCCTTCAGTTGCGACGGCAGCAAGCTTAGCTTGCAAGTCGTCTGCTAAAGAGAGGTAAGGCTTAACGCCAAACTTTATTGCCAAATCGGCGCCGATTACGTCGTCGATGCTTCCAAGCACAAGTTCCTTAGTGCTTAGTTTCCGCTTTTTGAGCAATCCCCTCATCGTTTTACGGTTAGGCCTTCTGGCTTTTTTCCGCGATGATCTGACGGCTTCCGCCGCACGTTGCTCTTTTCGCTTCTTAGCAGCGTCGTACGCTTGCTTAACTAAATTGGCGCCAGACTCAAGAGCTTCAACGCTCTCTCGCCATTCGCCAATAGTGTCAGCAAGATTCACCGCATGTGCCTTGATCTTCAGCCTCATGGCTAATTCCCAAGGTGGTGAATCGTAGGCCAGCATCCACGTGGGGAAAATCTCCCCATAATATTGCGTGGTAACATCCCAGTAGAGGCCCATATCCACACGATTAAAGCTGTAGCACCAACCGAGGGTTGTAATCTCGGTAAGTTGCAGCGCTCGTGCAGTAGGGCTCCCAAGGAGATTCGCTGGTTTAATACGATGCTCAACCGGCAGCTTGTCTACCGTTCGGATTCGGACGTTAGCGTTCTTGACATACCACGCGAGCCATTTTATGAAACCAGTAGACTTTGTAAGTCTGTATTTCTGGTACCATGCTTTGGTTTCGTAGTCGTATGAAACGATTGCTGTCATCTTTGTACCTAGGGTAGTTGCAGGTTTAAGTACCATGCGACCCGCACGTTCGAGCGGAGTAACACTCTACTTGTAACGGAGTTTGTGGTGGCCATTTTCTTTCTTTATGCATTTGGGCTAATCCGTATGCACAGCAAACCCCCCTAGGCATCCGCCTACCGGGGGTCTTGCTGCGCGTCCGACTTAGTTTACCAAGCTGCATACGGGAGGGGGT